GCAAGAAACCAGGATGGTACATTCAAAAAGGATGTATGGTGGACACCTTGGTCCGATTCGTGGGAGTATAAAATGAGCGAAGACCTCAAAGATATGCTAGAAAGAACACTATGGACTTTCATAGAAGCATTTTTAGGAGCTTTAGTCGTTGCACCTTTAGTATCACTTGACGCAAATACACTAGAACTAGCTGCATTAGCTGGTGGCGGTGCTGCACTTGCAGTTGTCAAGACATATGCTAAAAAACAAATTACAAAGTAACTGATTTAGTCGTAGATAACCTGTATAATGCGATTAACAGGAAGGGCTACGTATGGCAAAGAAGAAAAAAGACTTCGGGAATAACTATTTTCCGAGTGGATGGGGTCCAAAGTACGATTTTGACGAACAAGCTGGTGTTGGTGAGATAACTCACGTTGGCACAGACCCAAATTACAAATCTAAATTTGATGAAATACTATTGGAATGGGGATTTGACCCACAATATTACGAGATAGAGGGTAAGGTCAGGGCTAGTTCCTGGAACGTACAAGTCAAGAATGAAGGTGTACAAACCTTCTATGCGTTCAAAGGTATTGTTAGAAGAAGACATCCTGAACGTGATGAGTGGTACGATAAGCTGCTCAAAGAAGTATCAAAGAAAAAACCACTTAAAAAAAAGAAACTAAAGGGTAATACTGCATACATATTTACGTTAAGTGACTGGCAACTAGGGAAAGATGACCTCGGAGTAGAAAAAACGCTTGAGAGATACGACAAGGCACTTGAGAGAGCAGTAGAGGAGATTAGGTCACTAGGTACCATAGACGAAATTTATTTGCTATCTATGGGTGATTTGACCGAAGGTTGCTATGGATTTTACGACTCTCAACCACATAATATTTCTTTAAACCTATCTCAACAATATCATCTAGCAAGAAAACTAATTATGAAGACTGTTGATACATTTTTACCGTATGCTAACAAAATTGTCCTATCAGGAGTACCTGCAAACCACGGTGAGATGTCAAGAAGTGGCAAAGGTAAGGTAGTTACATCAAGATTAGATAACTCTGACACTATGCACCTAGAGATATGTGAAGAGATTATGAATCAGAATCCTAGATATGACAAAGTAACAGTGTCAATACCAGAAGGTTTTCATCATACATTAGATATAAAAGGTCTGACTGTTGGATTTACACACGGTCATATGCACTCAGGAGGTACAGGTCCTGAAGGTAAGATAATAAAATGGTGGCAAGGTCAAATGTTTGGTGACTTTCCTGTCGGTGATGCAGAGATATTAATTACAGGACACTTTCATCACCCTCGTATGATGCAGCAGGGTAATAGAACTTGGTTTCAATGTCCGTCAATAGATGCAAGTATAGATTTTACTGCAAGAACTGGTATGTGGAGTAAGCCTGGTGTCCTTACCTTTACAATAGATAAGGACGGTTGGGATAATTACAAAATAGTTTAACTACTCTTCTTCTTGTGGCTTGTTAATTGTTATGTTTTCTACAGGCACAATAGCTTTTAACTCTTGTACACCGTCAGGTTTAGTAATTATTACAGTCTTAAACAAACCTCTGTTTTCAAGTTCTTGTAACAGAACTACTAAGTCTGCTTCATTTACTGATATATCGCTCATTCTTTCTCCTTTATGTCTCTGTCAAATACCATTGTACCTAACTCATCTGCTCTTTTAATTAATCTTCCAACAAGCTCTACGCATTGTGGAACTACAGCATTACCTAGAGCTGTAAGTTTTTCTTTTCTACCTTCGTAGTTTTCCATAGACCTAGGCATACCTACTTCCCACATATCGTAGTCTTTATCAAAATAAACTTTTGGGTCTTCGCTTAATTGTTTTTTAGGATTGTTACCCTCAATAATTCTTTTTATAGATGGTCTTTCAGAACTTGTGAGAGGTGTACCAAACTTATGCTTATTGCTTTTCCATTCAAATGATTCAAGTGTTGTCATTTCTTTATCGTATTTTATTTCAGATAAAAAAGGTTTTATCTTATTCCAATCCTCTATGTTTGGATAACTAAATCCTGATGTGTCATATCTAAACCAATGCTCTATTGTAGATTGCTTTATATCTGTATTGTCAGACAATTCTTTTATTGAAGTAACACTTCTTAAATAATCTACAAATGTTTTCTGCTCAGGTAAGTTAGGACGCTTCATCATTATGTGGTCTTTGTACTTATCAAACAGTTCAGGATTATTATTTATATCATCCATAGCAACCTGGTCAGCCAATGTTATTTGTACTGATTCTCCTGATGCTCTTGTATCTTTACCCTGCAGTAATTTAGTTGCGTGTTTTAAAGCATCCTCTTTTCTATCAGCCGTTGTAGGTGTCCTCCAATTATTAACATTACCCGTCCACACATTGACTAAACCTAATCTAGCCATCCATCTGGGAAACCCATAAGCCGTGCTACCCATCCATAGTTCAGTCTCTTCCCTATCAAGTCTGGATTCTTCTCTCCCATATCCATCTCTAATGTTGAGCCGTGCTTCCCTGCTTTGACTGACGGAGCTTGTTTGTTTATTGGCTTCGTTGCTTGACTTGCTCTCGGTGTTGAGTACTGAGTTATCTTGGGATTCTCTCGTAGATTTCCTGTTGACTTTCTCTTTGACTTCTTCTCCTTGTCGCCTCTGTATAGTGCGTTCTCTAGTGCCTTGCCTGTTCGTGGGTTCAAGTAATCCATTGTGTTCGGTGTCTCCCAAGGTTCCAACCCCGAAGAATCTTTTTCTAAGGTGTGCTGCACCAACTGTTCTTGCTGATATAATTTGCCATTCAAATCTATAGCTCCTGCTCTTGGCAATATCTTTGATAACTCTTTCAAAGGCTTGCCCTTTGTTTGCTGTAAATATTCCTGGGACATTTTCCAAGAGGAAGT